AAAGGTGTCGAGAGAACGGCTCTTACTGAAGCTGGTTTACTTGGTGAACCACCACCAGTGACAGCAACATCCGCAAAATTATACCCACTACCAAGTGTGTAACTACCAGAACTATCGATGAGTTCTACCCTAGTAACCTGTCCACCAGAAATCGTTGCACCAGCTTTTGCCTTTATTCCATCACCTGTGACGGAAATTGTAGGTGTTGAGGTATATCCTGTTCCACCCGAATCAACAACATAACCGATAATCTGACCAACAACAGCTGCATTCTGAACCAATTCTTGTTCCACATCAGCAGCAGGAGAATCCGAGTCCGTACCAGTAATAAGTTGTACAGGAAGATAATTTGCAGAGATATATTTGTTTGCGTCCAAGGCACCAATAGAATACAAGAACTTCCAGATGTAACCATCTGCGGTATCAAACGGAGTACCTGTAGTATTACCACTTGGTTGAACCGTGGATACTTGGGCTTGACCCGAATTGTTTTTTGCTTGTTGAAGACACATATAAACTTGGTTGTTATCGTTCATGACATAGTATGTCTGAGTAGGATAACCAACTTGTGCATCATCATATGCAGAATATATTGCACCAGATGCCCAGTTGTAACGAGGAATAACAAAAGAATGGTCAACAATATTTTTTACTGACTGTAAACCAAGACGGAAGTTTCTTTCCTCTCTTGCGCTGTTTAGAACAGTTGGTGCGATATCAGAATCGTTCCAATCCTCGGAACGTCCAATCGCTATAAAGTAATTAGTATCAGAGTCCGAAATGTCGGTTTTGATTGATTCGATTACTTGTTTTTTAATTTTTCGAGTTACAATTGCCATCTTATTATCCTGTTGTTACACCGTTGTTGCCAACGATAAACCATTTACTCTTTCCATTATTCCAGATAAGTTGACATCCGTCACCCTCACCAAAACTTAAAAATCCGTTGCCAGAATCAACACCAAAGATATTTGATGTTCCGCCTTGTGGAGTAAGTCTTACTTCACCCGCACCAACATTACTAAAGAATTTGGTCTCTGCCTGAATTGTTCCATCGTTAATAATAGGAGAAATCAAACTACCAGAATTAAATACTGTCATCGGTTTTGTTAGGTCTATTGCACTACTTGTTGCAACGTCTGTTCCTTTTTCAAGAACAAGTTTGTTTTTAATTTCAACACCACCCGTACCTTTCGCAGCAAGTTCAAGACTGATATTAGTATCATCACCATCGACATCAATTGCAGGGCCATTACCTGTAGCCGCATTAGTAATCATCACATAATTTACAGCACTTGATGTAGATACAAATTCAAGGTATTCATCACCAGCACTGTCAAAAAGTTTTGAACCACCACTAAGACCACCCAGTTCTGGATTCTCAATGTGTGGACTACTAATAGTTTTATTGGTTAGTGTTTGGGTTGCATCTGCAAATACAAAAGTATCATTCGTTGTGAGTAATGGAAGTGTAATATTACGATTTGCACTTAGGTTACTCACCACAACATTGTATGTATGACTTGAATCTGCATCTTTAATAGATGGAGTAGTTAAACTAGGACTTAGAATAGTTTTATTAGACAATGTCTGTGAAGCAGAGTCTAATAAGAGTGTCCCACTGGTATCTGGAAGATATACAGTATTATCTTGGGTGGGTTCAATTGATGTTAATGTGGTCTCAAAATCATTTTCAGCGAGACCTTCAAACACCGCACCAAGTTCTGTAAGTGTTACAGACGTAGACGCAGAATCTCCACCGATTGAAGTGTACAATTCAGCGAAGTTTTCATTAATTTTTTGGGCAGCTACACGCAGAGTATCCCCTGTGCCGTCATTTGCCGCTGTACCTCTGTTTAGAGTCTGTCTTGCCATTTTTAAATCCGTCTTGTTTTATCTATTTATAAGCATTATTAACTAAAGTGTGAAACTTTTTATATACTGGTCGGAGTCCGCACTGTACCATTTGTTGATATCTTGGTCTAGTGTTTCCCATCTGAAGTTGTTACTCAAGTCCATACCATTAGTCTCGAATTCATCCGAATCATCAAATGTAGGTGATGTAGCCGTCTGCGCTTCACGTAATGATGAGTATTGATTTTCAATTGTTTGAATGTTGTAACCAAAATCTTCTATACTTGTAAGTTCCGCATTGATTCTATTCAATACACCATCTGAATCACTATATAGGTCATCGACAAGAGCGGTTAAGTCCATGTGTGCGAAGTCTCCGAATACACCTGTTCCCTCTATTGTGATAGGTGGTGGTGGTTCAAGAACAACTAGTGGCGCTGTCACAGTATCTATAACTTCAGATACAATCTGAACCTCACTGCCAATAAACATACCAGCGGGATGGGTAAACAATTTGTATGGTTCTTTCCATTCACTAAAAGCAATGTCAGACTTGATAAGGATAGCGAAAGTCTGATATAATTTATTATCAGTAAGAAACTTCTGAGAGTTCAAACCAATCTGAGAATCCTCTTCTCCAACTTTAAATACATTTTCTTTGGTATAAATCACATCGGGGTCAATACCAAAGAAAGTTCTGAAGAACTGTTGAATAGAATACTTTGTTCCTTTAGAACGATAAAGAGTGCTTGAGTATTTTGAAGCTGCACGTTTGTCTGTAAATCCTTCAAAGTAAGATTGACCCAAAAGTAGTTCATCTTCGATATAGGATAATAATTCTATATCAGTTTGGGTAATATCACGATTATAGAATAGTTCATTTACTAATTTTGATGGCGAAGTATCACCATCCTCAAAGTGATAGTATTCGTTAAGAAGAGTAATTAATTTGGGATACTCAGACTTGAAAAACTCAGGCAATACTTTTTCGACCTCATTACGAGGAAAAGAAATATTTCTTCGATTCAAGTCGTTTAGTGTATCATCACTCTTGTGTGTCATTAGTTAGTAATCCCAGTATCAATTTCAACAACACGTGAGAATGTGTTGGATGGGTCTAGTTCTAAAACGTCTTCTCTTAACGGAGAGATTGCACTCTCGTTTGCAGGTTTGGCAGAAATCTTAATAAATCCATCCGAACCAACAAAGTTATCAATCTGAAGACCTACAATAAATACGGTATCACCCGTATAGTTACCGACATTGTCCACAATAACTTCGTTACCTTCGGTGTTGAAGACTTCTAGTTTATTGGTGTTCAGTTTGTTTCTCAGAATACAAGTTTGGTTTTTGTATCTAAATGCTGAAGATGTGATTGTATAGAAAACATCATCAAATGCTTTTAGAGGAGCCGCAAATCTGAGTGTGTGGTCTTGAATCTTAGTTAACGTAGGAGTAAATCTTCTCTGCATAAACACATCTGTACGAGATGAGAGAACCGAAGGACTCACATCATCGACTAAAGTAAGAAGGTTTGAACGTCTAAACGATTGATTGAACTTACCAAGGTTATTGGTAAAGTAATTAGTAATAACCTCATTGACCGAATCTTGGATAGTATTCCTAGAAAGTGTGGTCAAACTAGGATTAAATTGGAAGAATGTTCTAGTCTCAATAAAGGTCTTGATAGGGTCACTAAACTTGACATTAAAGGAAGCGACCGATAACTGAGCTGCAAGGTCAACAATAGAATCTTTTGTTGTTGCAATTGTAGTATCATCAACGTCTGCATTAAACAGAATTGAAAGAAACACTGTTCCGAACTCAGGGTCAAGAGCTTCCTCTCCACCAAATGATTGAATGTCTTTTATGAGTGTAGAAAAGTTACGTAGGACAAGAGATGAATAGTCTACCGCAGTTACCATTCGATTCTGAGATGCGTATTGGAAAGGCGCATTCTGACGAATTGATTCGGTAGTTTCTTTTGCAGAACCACCAACAGCAGCTGCGACTGTGGCCACACTCATGGTATAGTTACTCCCACCAACACTGATTTGTGCTTGTGGTTCAAAAACCTTTGCGGTATTAGCGGATGCACCACTAGCAGCAAGATATGTTGCCGTAACTTTAGAACCTGTTTTGGGTGCAGCGCCTAGAGTGCTACCATTACCAAATGACAATTCAAAGAATCCATTCGGAGACTCTTTGAGAATGTATAGGGTAGAGTTTGCATTAATGGTAGTCGCTTTTAGAATACTAGTATATGCAGTAAATGTTGAAGATGACGGAACTTCATAAACACGAATGATTGTAGTATCAATATCCATCGTTCTGTCTGGAACTATGTAAACCGCATTATCTTCTGCTCTCGACACAAGGAACGTCTTTACTCGTTCAATTCCCTCGAAAACTTTTATGTTTTTGCTACCCGCAATGTTTTTAAATTCATATAGACCAGAACCATTATCTGTTGCGCTAATGTTTTCTTGTGTTTGAAAAATAAATTCTTCATTATCAACAGTAGCGTTAAACTTATATCCAGTTGGGATTTGAATCTCTGGAGTTCTGTCAGTAACACCAGAAAGATTTAATGTTAAGTTTATAATCGCTTGAGCAGAAGTCATAGAATCAGGAATGTAACCGATACCTTCTGCAAGTGATAAAATAGAACTACGTAACTGTGCGGTTCCAAGAAAAGATTCATTCAACGCAAAATTGGCAGTCAGTGCATTATAATGAGTATTATATGCAAGTACATCCAAGATATTAGACAGACCAGACGCTTCAAAGTTATAATCCGCAAACTCTTCTTTTTCAGCGAGAAATGTTTTTAGGTTATTCTTGATTGCGTCAAAGTCTAATGATGTCGATTTAATTGTTGTTGCCATTTTATCTTAACCTTGCGAGTGTGGTAGTGAACGTTACTTCTTCTTCTGTGTTGACTACTTTAAATTTTATTGTTACTGATAAACTATTATTATCTGGTTGTAGTGATACAATAACTTCAAGAACTTGCGCTCTTGGTTCGAAGTATTCGATATTTTCGATAACACCTCTACGTAACACGTCCGACTGGCCCCTATCAGCCAATTCAAATAATTGACCTCTAAGGTTTCCACCATATTGAGGACGAAACGGTTTCTCTAGTCTATTTGTCTGAACTAGATTCTTTACCGCTTGTCGCACCGCAGCTGCATCCGTCTTCTTGTAGATTTCTCCACTAGACGGTTTTGCCCTAAATGCAAGGTCGATATCGGTATACTGTCTTACACGAGTGGTCGTTACTGACGCAGTCTGTAAGTTAGTATCTTCTTGTGCGAACGCTCTACGTATTGCCATAGTTCTATTTATATGACTTTTTAGTCACTTTCCTTAATTTCTATTAATTCATCTGAACTCATTAACTCATTATTAAAATAAGTTGCAACATCACCAGAGAACTCAATATCAAAGGAATCTGGTGTTTTTGGAAACTCTAAACCAATCTGTGCAGTAAGACTTCCGTCTGGATTGTAGATGTCATAATCTAGATACAGTTTTCCAAACTTGATATAATCTTTCCAATACTCAGCAACATCAAAGGTTTGTTCCAGATTAATTTCTCCATCCTGACC